TCAATGTGTCTTTTGAGCCACACTGTAGTTGCAACCTCAGACTTAACGCCAACTAAATTACTACTTATTTTATTGTGGTTGTAGGAACCAGACCCTAGCGTGTTATTACCGCCGTAATAATCCACTATTTTTTGGGCATGGTCCCTACACCATTTTAGCTGTTTGTCTGAGAGCGAAACCTCAATCATCTGATAGTGGTTTTTTAGCTAAATGAGTCGAGGAGATGCTGTATTGTTCGGAGTGTTGATTGCCTTTGGCAATTGAAGTGTAGGTGAAGCTGTCTTGTGGGTCAGCAGGACGACCATAACCTCTCTCTTCCTCAAGTGTTTCTAACATTTTGCACAGTTGATATTTGGTGAGAGTTACTGTCACTGGGAATTCTTTTTGTTTTTTATTCTCGTAAGTGACTGTTATTTTATCAACCTTAGTCTCCGTGTTATTTGCCAGTATTAGGCTAACACAGAAGAGGGTTAAAATAAAACAACAGGATAGAATGATTAGTGTTTTTTTATTCATTAGTCTACTAGTAAGTTAAAAATTTCAACATCAGAAAATGTTTGGGGGTATTGGGCCGCTTCAATCAACTGTTGCTCTTTTGTCTGTAGAGATCTCATTGTCTCATTAACAGTCGCAGAGTCAATCATTAATTCTTTTGTTTCTAAATCATATACATATAGGTCATCATGAAATCTAGAATACTCTAAAATATATTCTATTGCTTGATCAAGAGTCTCAGTCTTCTCCAACATCTCATCGTCATAGCTATTTTGTATTCTGATCTCATATTTGAACGTCACCATGGCGAGATCAAACCCCTCTTGCTGGATCGGTAGGGGCATCGGCTTAACTGGTGCGCCCCCCTCTTGTGGCAGAACCTTGTAATCTAGGTCATTAAAATCGGGCATCAACATTTCAGTCTCCGACTCTATGTCGATGAAGTGGATGGCGACCATCATGAAACAATAAACTATTACTCCGAAGGCAACTCCTGCCCCCAAAGCTTCAATTAAATCTTTTTTATTCATGGTTACTATTGTGTTTATTCTTCTCTTCCATTCTACGGATATGTTTATCCCAAATATTTTCCTGATCTGGAGTAGGGGTGAAAACTTGTGAAAGTCTACGCAGTTTTTCTTGCTGTTGAAGATTGCGATAAACTTGCACAGGAAATTTAAAAAATGAATCAACCAAAGAGACCACACCAATAAAAAGGGATAACAAAACCCCCACTGTTAATGCGGCTATGATTGATACTGAGATATGGAGTATTTTTGTGTAGTTTGCCATTACTTAGAAAGGAAAATCATTAACATAAAAAAAGCAAACACGAAAAGCAACAGGTGAATAATAGACTCAAACCTAGACATGTCGATTTATTTTTATTTTTTCGACACATTCTAGAATAATGTCGATTGATGCGCCATATCCTGCTCAGGAAAGTATTTTGCCAAGGCAGTTAGTCTGTCGTCAGCAGACACTAGCAATTCAAGAGCCTCATTTGCATTATCCCAGAAGTCGCTGGTAGAGTGGTCGCCAATGCCAGCGGGGTTCTCTGAAAGGATTTCGAGGCTGAGTAGAGCTTTGCTTTTATCTGCTTCAGCGGCAGACTTCAGCATTCTAAATAGTTCTGGTTTCATTTCTTTTCTTTTTCTTTCTCTAGGAGTTCACGTTCTTGGTCGGTGTTAATCCCTAAGAAGCGGCACAGTAAAAGCATGAACGCTATCCAGGCGGTAATAATTAATATCCATGTTAACACGTTGTCATTATAATGCAGATGAAATCCCCGTCAAGAGATTTTTTCCAGATTCTTGAAAAAAGTGTAACTTAAGAGGTATGCCGTTAGATTTACTAGGAGAAATTCACTACAGTCACTCATCGGGGTCGGGGGACTGGGCCACCTTTAGGAGTGAGGTAACAGGAATGTATACACTAAGTGGTGGTTTATCTCTAAACGGTGGGTGGTTTGAACAGCACTTAATAAAAGAGTATAATCGCAAAGTTGATGAGCTTCATACAAGCTGGACAGGAAACGCACCAGTAACCACGGGATTATTGATAGAACCTTATGACGCAGGTTTTAGCTATCAAGGAACAGGGGACTTCAGAAATTATCCTTAAACCTGCTCTAAGGGAATATGATACTTGGCATAGGGT